TAATGTAGAATGCAATTCTACTCCATTTACAGATACACCAACTGGACCAATAATATTTTTATTATTTTCTGCAAATTTTGGAGTTTTTCTTATTCTTTTTAAATTATTTTGATTTTTTATAGATCCACCAATGTGTAAAGAATATGGTGTAATTTTGTGCTGATCACTTCCACTTCCTGTTGGAAATCCAACCGCAGGTGATATTGGAGTAGCATCCCATAATGTATCTTCAGTAAATATGGACTGTCTACTCAAAGCAAGTTTAATATGGTCAGTATCAACAACATCTATGTAATAAATTCCTGTAGATATTCCACTCAGATTTCCATTTGCACCAATTACTCCAGTAGATGCAGTTAATGGTTCATAATATATTTTTTCTCCTTGAAAAAGATTATGATTTACGATTGTTATACCAGTTCCAACTAAACCAAAATCATCTGAAGTAAATGTTTTTGATCTGTTTGTTGTATCAAAGTCTCCAGATGGATATCCAGAAAAAGCAACAATACAGTTCTTTTCTTTATCTGTAAACGTATTTGGTATATCAGCCAACAACTCACCTAATCCTATGGAAGTAGTTACATCCCTAAGATTATATCGTACAACATATTGTGTTCCTAATACTGGATTCCCGTTTTTAAGTGCTCCATTAGTACCATTACCATTATAAGTAATCGTTCTTTCTCCAACATCACTAACAGTTACATTAGAATCTAAGACTTTTCCAGTAGTTTTTTCAAATACGTCAATTGTAGAAGTTGACAATTTCTTTATAGAGTGTGCATCAGCAGTTGTAATAGTTTTAGTAGTAACGTCAATACCAGTACTAGTATGAGTTAAAGCTACATCAAAATCTATAGAGTTATTATAAACCCACTTATTGAACCTTACATCAGATTCACTAACAATATCTCCAAGGTGTTTTACACCAACTTGATCACCAACAGAATAGAATTGTGTATTTTCAATTTCACTGGAAAGAGCATTTGCAACAGTTCCAACTACTCTCATTTGACAGATTTATGTCAAATCATTGTTTTCATATCCAAAAACGAAATCATTTCCAATTATTGGAGTATTTTCTGCAAGACTAGTACTTGCAATACCAACACATCCAAAAAATTGATTATATGATTTAGAAGTATATTTTACTTGTTGATATGTCCCAAGTGAATTTGGATACCAGAAATAACCAGTATTACCAAATCCAACAGTTGAATCTACTGTTACTACTGATAAACTATCTCCTTTTTTTAATACCCTTGTTTTATTATTAACTTTAAATGTATTCTCTACAGTATCCCTTGACAAGAATAACTTATGGTAGGTTTTATTGCTAGAAAATACTTCTTCTACGTTTGATATTGCAGCACTTGCCGATGGATTAGTAGAAAATCCTGTCTGAGTACCTTGAAATAAGGTAAAAAGCTTCAAATTCATGGGATTGCCACTTAAAGCTTCAACTACTATCTCATCACTAATTTGCCATTGAGAATCAGAAACAGAAATTGTACTATCAAAAGGTTTCTTGATAACTACATCTTTACCAAAAAGAACCTTAAACAAAAGGTCTATAGAACTGTCAGTTCCCTTCGAAGTATAAAAATCCTTTGCCCTTGATAAGATATTCTCAACAGAAAGTCCAGGAGCAAATGATCTTTGTTCTACACCTGGAAGAAATTGAGACTTAAACTTACTATAAAATTGTCCAATAAAGACGAATCCTAAATTTAATACTACAGATAGAGCACTATGTTCGGCTGATTCAGTTTCACTAAAAGTTAGATATTCTGGATCACCTTCTGTCGCAATTGCACTAATACCACTAAAACCACGTTTACATCCAGTAAATGATGTGGCAGTTTTTCCAGTATATGTGATAATTTCATCATCAATCTTTAAAAGACCATATGTATCTGGAAATCCTTTAGTATGACTGACATTTAAAGTGCCATCAAATGAAAGTACATCAGTTGTAAGTACAACCACTTGTGGTGGAACATTTGTCCCAGTTGCAGGTATTGTTTGGACCCTTACTGTTTCAATTTCTGATAATCTACTAATATCCTTATATTCTGCAAGATCATCGGCAATATTTGTTGTCCCATATTGACGTTCTTCAAAAATATAGTATTGTTCTAGAAATTCCTTAAACTTCGGATTATCCGCTTCAATAAAATCTGGTAATAAACTACTCAGAATATTCGAAATTTTTACTTTAGTATTATCGAGCATGTCTTATCTTGTATATTTTGTAGTGCTGACAAAACTTGATGGCGGTACATAAGATACGCCAGACTTATTAGAACCAGAACTAATAATATCTTCTAACAACGTTAATGTACTGTTTGCTGTAGTATCTAGCACAATATAAAGGTTCTGTTTTGCGATGATATCATTTGACTCAGGAATAACCTCAATTTCTATTCTACCACTAAGAGATGTAGAAGAAATTGATATAGGATATAGAATAATTTCACCTTTACTGTAATCTATCATACCAGCATTATTGTTAATGATATTTGGTTTTTCATCAACCATAGTAAAGAATCTTACTGTCCCAGTTGTCTCAGTGTCGCCATCTGGTAAATCTGATAAGTAAACATCACCTTCTACTCCTTCTATTTTGAATGCAGAAGACCTTATATTGTATCCTTCCAAATCTCTATGGAATTTATTACCATAGCAAAGCTCATAGTTAGCAAATGCGTTATAAGCAGGAACCAAATTCCTTCTCATTTTAAGAACAGTTATGTTTGAAGTTACTGCATTACTTACTTTATCAATGATGTTTAGTAGTTTACTATATTTCAATCTACCACCAAATTGGTTTATATCAACTGATTTTGAATAATTTTCAATTGATTTTTTAATATTTGATGCTAATCCTTCGGAAGTAGACACAAAACCTGGATCATAAGACACAGTAGAATCATATTCAACATAAAGATAACTCAAATCAATGAATTCTTGCTTAATACCAGCTACAGTGTACTTCTTCAGACCAGACTCAATTGATGTTTTTGATACATCTGACAAAAATTCACCATTTTTTGGTTTTATGGTTATATACACCTTACCATATTGTGGAGGATCAAGTTCTTCTCCACCATAAGCACTTACTGAATCTATATTTCCAAATAGACTTGGTATCAAACTAATGTAGTCATTAGCAGTCACTGCCCTCTGCTGAGACGCATAAACCCTCGGAGCAAGGTATTTGATGGAATCTAAGGATTCTATATCAGAACCGTTCTCAGACGATTGTACAGTGGTTAAAAGAGATACACCAGAAGTAATGTCTGTGTCACCTCCTCCTAACATATAAGTTAGTTTACCAGAAAATACGAAATTAGCAGCACCATCACCACCTTCTCCATTTGTCACAATGTAACTAGCTGCTATAGTACTACCGTGTCCCGTAGGAACAGACTTAGTAGAACCTGCCTTTTTACCTAAAACACCATCACCAAACAGTAATTGGTACTTCTCATCATCAATTTCTTGTACTAAGAATAATCTAGAGTCTTTATCTACTTGAAATATGTTCTCATACTTATTATAAGTCTCTGTAATACCATTAGGATTGATTACATTAACTCTAATTGTTGATGTATCGATGTTTGCATTAGGTAAAACGTACTTTACATCAGCCTGTGAACCATCTACAATGAACTCTTTTGTCAATAAAGTCCCTTCATAAAGGTCAATATTAGAAAAAGTTACCAAACCATTGATATCTGCATTGGCAGTAATGTCATCGGGTATAGAGAACATGTAGGAACCGTTCTGTACATTACCTACAGCTACTAATCCTTTATGCAATTTAACTGTTTTTGCCTTTATTCCACTTACATCTACACTAAAACTTACCTTTGCAACTGATGATTTCTTCGATCTTGGTACATAACCAATGTTTCTTGCCAAAGAAACGACATTTTCCCTTAAAGTAGCACTATCAATGAACGATTCATTGACTGCCATGTTGGTATTATAGGCAGTAATATAGGAATTATATGCTAAAGTGTCTATTATTATGGAAAAGTTAGACCCTTCAAAATCAAAGTCAGTAAAATCTGAGTTCGCTCGCAGATAATCCTTTATCTGAGTGCGTAAATCGTTAAAATCTAGGTTAGTAAACTGATTAAGTGCCATTATATTCTGCTAGGTTGTAAGAGAAATTCTATATTTTGTTCTGGAAATGGTAATCCAACTATATTATATCGAATAGTAATATACAAACCATTCTCATCTAAATCATCTTCAATATTAACTTGCGTTAATTTGATTCTTGGTTCGAAGTTTGTTAGTAATGTTTTGATTTCTTCTTCTAAAGAAACACCAATATCTTCACCGACTAGTTCAAATAACGCATCTTCAATAGATGTACCCAATAATTCATTAAAAAATCTGTCTGTTAAACGTGTTCTACACAGATTTACAACAGATTTCTTGATTGCATCCTCATTTCTAAG